CACTATCAATGTCATAACACTCTTCTCCAACATATTGTAAATCTATTTTCATAGCGTCTATATTTTTATCTTCGTGGAAAATATAAATATTCTGACTTGCTCTTCCTGATAGATTTAATCCTTTTTCACTGTACTCGTTAGCTCCAACCAATGAGCTACTTCTACTTGCAATATCTCCAACTCTTGCAGAGTGTATGTGTCCAGATATAATATAATCTATCTGCACGCCTCTACCTGCGTATCTACCTTTGATTTGATTGACACTTTTTTCGTATTGCGTAGTGAAACTTCCGTTACCGTGTAATAATAATAAGTTTTGTCCTGCGACATTAACAACACACTCAGTAGGATCATCAACTACAAACTGCACATCTGTTGTTTTAAAATAATGTCTTAGAATTTCAAAGATAACAAAATCGTAATTATCAGACGCCATAAAGTCTGACCAACCCCAATCTTGTTTTAATCTACTTTCGTTACCAGTTACACAAGCAACAGTCACAGAATAATCCTGTCCAATATCAAATATAATCTGTTGCAATAAATCTACTGCAAGAAATACTGCTTTACTTCTATTCGTGGACATATTAAGCATTTCATCTAATCTTCTATCCGAATTGATTAAATCGCCTGTAATTGCAATTAACACGCTATCAATATCGTAAACCTTAAATATTTCTTTTGCTCTGTTTACATAGTGTTTTAAGCGTCTACTAGCAACCTTGAAATCATAATGGTTATGAGGTAGGGAAACAAGTTCGTTAAAATGTGTATCAGCAATCTGTAGCACGCCAACACTTTTGCCTTGTTTGATTTTCTTAAATTTAAAATCTGAAAAATTCTTTTGCTGCAATAGTGCTTGAATATCAAATAATAGATTAGTAATTGCATTTTCATATCGTGCGTGTTCTCTAAACGCTTTGCGTTCTATTCGGTTTACATCTTGCGCAGATTGTTTCTGCTTTGCGAGTTTAATATTCTCTCTAACAACTTCAACATCATTAAGAGTAGGATTAACTGTTTGTACGCCACACTCTTTACATTTATAGCGTTGTTTATATGATCCGTCATAGTTCTTTTGACGAGATTTTTTAATCATATCTTTACTCCCACAATTAGGGCAAGATATTACATATAGTCCATCTTCAGTCAATCTGCTCATTTAGTCAACCTCTTGAATCCGTTACTTTCATTTACTAAATCTAATAAATCCTTAAATTCAAAGCAAACCATTACTTTTGAATGATTTTTTGAGAAAACAAGCATAGGCGTTAAATCATCTGAATTTTCACACGCTTGCTCGTAGCACTTCCATATATTAATCTTTTCTACCTTTTTACACTCAACTGCATAAGGGAAAGCATCTCGTCCTGCCTTAGATAGTATAATATCCATACCACTCTCGCCCATTACTGCTGTCTTGATGTCGTGTTCATTGATCCCCAACTTTTCCATTATCATCTCACGGACTTTGTTCTGGAAATTTCTACCTTTTGCTTTCGCACTACTTGGTTTCATCTAATTCTCCATTTTTTGCTTTTTCAATAATTTCTGGTGTAAGAGTTAATACAATTTTTTCTTCTTCTTCTTTTTTCTTTTGCTCTTCTTTTTGTTTTAGATATAGTTCCAATTCTTTTCTTTGTTTCTCTTCTTTATCTCTCTTTACTTCATTTTCATAGTTAATTAATTCTATCCTATCAAATATTGCTCCTGTATCCTCCTCATCAGCAACATAATCCATTAACCAATCCCAGTCGTAAGTATGTTTTTTATAAGTGCTATACCCTGAATATATTCTTTTATCCATAGCATTATACTTATCTTTATCAATTCCATAACCCCAAACTAAAATACATAAAAACTCTAAATCCATTCTTCTTAGATGTGTTAATAGTTCTACTTTTTCTTTTAGTTTTTTATTATCTGCAATTAAATCAGTTAATACTTCTACTTGATTTTCTAACTTATTTACCCTCATTTATGAACTCTCCTTTCACTATGTCATCAATTATAAAACCAATAGTCTGATTTGTTTCATATTTCTTAAAGTTAATCTGTTTTATTCTTTCAATAATTTTATTCCAATGTGAGTTGTTTTTATGCAACTCTTGTTGTGTCTTTAATAATAAATCTCTCATTTATACCTCCTCAAAGTCTGCGTGGTCTTTACACTTACTGCATAGTCCAACCATTTCAACTTCTTTACTTTCGTTATCATAGTGCAATTCTCCCATTGGCTCATATCCACAACAACTAGATAAAACTTCTTTTTCGTCCTCTCTGTTTTGTGCTATTATTTGTTGCTCAATGAAGAAATCTATATTTTCTTCTATCTGATCTTTGGTATAATCTTCTACCAATCTTAACACCTTACTCATTTGTATTCCTTCCTTGGTTGTATTTGTTCATCACAACACGAAACATATAAATCTCTATATTCCGAAGTTGTCTTTTGTTTGTTGCATATATCACATTGATATACATAAATCGGCTCATCTGGAATACTTGGCAATACTACTTCATCTGTCCACCTTTCTTGATTGAGATAAGTTTCTGGATTAGGTATGTATTGTTGGTTTTGCCATTGATCCGATTTCTTTTGCAATTCTATATTCTTTATAATTAAATCAATAGGAAAGTCATTAGCGTCAAATTTATCCTGCACTTTTTTCTTTCCTACTTTCTTAGGATAATGTTCCCAAAATTTCTCAAAGTCTTTATTTACTTCTTTCTTTCTTACTTTATTACCTTTTATAATAGGGTTGTGAGTGGGTTTTGAGTGGATTAATTTAAAATCGTTATAGGTTGAGTATCCGAGAATAACTGCGTGGGTTATCTCTGGGTTAGATTTCAACCTAATCATATTCGTTTTTTCCAATTTCTTTAAAAAAGTTCTTAATCTTTGTCTTGTCATATTATTTCTTTTAGCAAAGTTTCGCTGTGAGAATACAATCTCACCTCTGTTTACTTCAATAATCTGATTGTTCAGCAACATTGACGAGGGCTTTATACTTGCCCTCATCAACATATCAATCCAACATTTTAAGTAAAGTGGATTATCCCATATCCAATTATCTTGGATTTTGCGATATAGCTTTATGAAAGAATTATCCACTAATCAATGAAACCAATTAATAGCGCAAAAAATCCTGCAAAAAAGCACATTAACATCATTAATACTTCCTGCATTATTCTCCTCCGTTCATAGCATTTTGCAATGATTTCATTGCCATATCCATAACATCATCATTATTTCTTATAGCGTTATCATTATCTTTTAACCACTTTCTACCGTCTTTATGTAATACGCCCTTATCCATTGCTTGCTTTTTAAGTTTATCAAACTCTTTTATCCTAGTAATTGTAGGCGCTTTTACTGAAAATTCATCTGCCTCAATATCAGTTTTAAATTGATCTGATCCTGATCCATACAATCCTAACAATTTAAGAGTTGCTCTCGCTTTACCACGCTTTTCTGCCATTGCCCAGAAATAAGGCATTTTACAGTTTTTATCGTTTGCCTCTCCAAAGGTTATCTCCTCTTTAACTTCATACAACTCATTAATATCATTTGGCTCTAAGTATGCCCTAACCTTAATTGCAACATTAGGTGATACATCTAAATTATCAGATAACTCAAACTTAATGCCCTCGGCGTCAATAATTTTCATTACACCGTCAAACTTAATAATCTTCTGTCCTGCAGATTGTCCAAACTTCATTGTCCAAAAATCTCCCTCACTTAGATTATATCTTTTTATTAAACTCTCGCTCATTTTCTTTCCTTTCCTTAATTAAATAATTGATCGTGAACTGATCCTGTGATATAGCATATTGCTAACTGATGAATACGCTTTATCTTTTTTTGTTTTTTCCAATTATGTACAGCTTGTCTAGTTATGCCTAACTTGTCTGCCAACCAAGATTGACTGCGCTCATTGGTATCAAGCCAAATCTGTACCATATACCAATCATTGTCTTTACTCATTTTTTCTCCTTCCAACCTGTTTCAATCGCAAGTGCTATTACTTGAGATTTTTCCAGGTATGATTGTGTGCGATAGCAAAAAAAGTTTCTTTGGCTATCATCTTGATTTTCGATATAATACATCTCTGCAACATTATTAAGTCGCAAGTGTAATATCATAGAATTGATCTGTTTATCTGTGTATTCTTTCATTAGTCTAATTTCCTCACTTCCTTAACACCTTGTTTTAATAATCTATAACAAATATAGATACCTATTAATGCTCCTAATGTTTCCATTATTATACCTCCTCGTCGTATTCATCTGATAATTGATCTCTTAACTTATCATCAAGTCTTTGCTCTATACCTTGAACTTTTTTTCCGTAATGTCCATTACTTTCATCAATAGAAATAACTACTTGTCCATTGTCTATCCACATTTCCCAAGTAAAAAAAATTTCTTCTTTCCTACCACCACAAATAACTCTTTGTATTCTAATAGGTTTGTCAGTATCTACTATTTGATCCTCGCACTTCTTTTCAATATCCTCTAAGGTTATATGATTTGTACCTCTTTCAAAATAATACTCGCCGTTTTCTTTAAGTTCTTTAATTCTATCATTAATCCATTTTTCTTTTTTACTGCTCATTGTTTTCCTCGTTTGTTATTCTAATAAAATTATGGACATAGCTATTTTTTTGATTTAACTGATAGGGTATATTAATGAGATATGAAGATATAGCTATGCCCAATATGATATAATTTTTCATTTGTTGTTAAGATAATTTATAAAATATTAACGGTTTGTCAAATATAATAACGCAAGATCCAAAAATATAATTTGTATTAAACAGAATAATCACTAATTTATAACTCAAAAATGTTCATTAGAACTTCCTTTGTTGTTATAAAAAAGGCGCATATTATTTGCGCCTTTTTTGTTTATAGTTCTGGTTTAGTATTTGTGAAATTTTGAGTATTTTTTAGACTTCTTTTATTTTTGAAATCTCTTTTCATTTCTAAATCAACCTCAAAATCTCTATTGCAAACAGTACAATACCAATGTTCTAGCTCGCAAGAAATTAAAGTGTCATTATATTTTAAGTGTTCAGAATTACAGCACTTATTATTTAATTTACTCATTGTAATCTCCTTTGTTATTTAATCTAGGACTAGGCAGCGTAAAACTGCCTAGTTTCGCTTTTACAAGCTCATCAGCTAGATAACTATGTCCTGGATTTAATTTCCTCCATTTTTTGAGTTTCCTCCAAAGCAAACTCCCATAGATTGTCATAGCTCATAAACTTGTACAAAAACCACAGTTTCAGTAGCGTATGATGATTATGTTGATGTTGTCTATATTCCGAAAGCGTAGTTGAAACCATATCGTGATTTTCCTCTGCTCCGTAGTCATCTATACTTAACTCGCACTCCCTGGTACTAAAAAGTTTAATGCGACTTAATAGTTCAGTAGGCATTAGCAATATTGGTATATTTAAATTGTGGCATTTATTTATGCGTACTATTTTATTCCAATCTCCTGACTTGCATAGACTTTTAAATACAGCGTCGTAGTCATCATATCTCTTAGATATAGCAGCTACACTTTTTCTATGTACATTAATTATTTCATAAACCATACATAGATATTCTAGCGCAAGATCTTCAAGATTGACAATTTGGAACTCCCCTAGAAGAGGTATATTATCATTTAATCCATACTCCAAAGGACTACCAAAATTCCACTTGTTTTCTTTAATGTGATGATAAATATGATGTGCGCTATTTTCAGCAGTATTAGCGCAAACAAAATATATATCATCTTTAAGCCAGTTAAATTCATTAATATAGTTCCTACTGCCAGTAGTATATAAATCTCTATTTTTTGAATTTAATTGAAACCTAAATACACTATTAACATTATGGTTAATTATAATAGTATCAAGATGTTTAAATCTATATAGCCTATAATTACCGTTATCACACTCCCACTTCCATTTATACATTATTACCTCCCTTGTTTATATGTGAGCAATTAAAATGTCCTCCTGTTGTACTATAATAAAAGAATGTCTTATTATCATTATCTAATACTGGACTAATACCCTTGACAATATAACGCCCTGAGCGTCCATTTTTTTTATCATTAAATAATACCGTATCTCCGACTTTTATTTTATTTATAGTATCTAATACTTGTCCGATTGAGCAGGTATTATTTTTGAATTTATATTTCATTTGTTCCTCCTTGGCGCTAGCTATTACACTAGCGCCTCTGTTGTTATTGTTATTTAAGTTTATCATTATCTTTATGAAACATTGATGAGCAGACTATTTGAGCTACATCTTTTTTAGTTAATCCTAGCTCAGCGTTAGCAGCCTCAGCGTGCTGTTTAGCTTGCTCGTATGCCTCATTGCTAAAACCCTTACTCCAAAACCAAGGCAGCTTTAATTTGTCCTCAGGTGTTGGATAAGAGCAATAACTATGTCCAGGCTCATTTTCTACTACTCTGCTTGGTACAAAGCCTGTTGCTCCTTCTACGCCTCTTTTAGCGTGGTGTTGCTCATCTTGCATACGACAAATCCAGTAGCAGTATCTTTTATTTTCTCTCATTACTTGACCTCCTTAACTAGTTTGACTAATTCCTGAATAAATCCACTCTCTTTTTCTTCTATGACTTCTCCATAGCACTTAGTCCATAGATTAGAAATATCAGCTATTGAAATAGATTTATTATTATAATCTTGATTATCAATAATATAAGTGCTGCCTGTATGCTCGCACTCAAATTCCTGATAACCATTATTATTATTTTCTTTTTTCATTTGATATACTCCGTTTATTGTTATTAAAGAAATTTTATATAGTGTAGAAATACCAGCAGAAATATAAAAACTCGCTGGCGCAAAATTTTGATTTTGGTTGCTTGTGCCTGGTAATATATAGCTTGGACCAAAACAGCCGTAAAAATTGGAATTAATTGAACTTAAAAAATTTAGGTTTAGATCTAACTTTTTACTTAAAAATCTAAGGTTGGAAATCCTGCTTTTAACTGCGTGAGGATCTCCAAAATTTGATGCAAAAAAAACAGTTGCAGCGCACAGGAATCTATGCGCCGTAACTGTTGAGTATGTACTGTTTAAATTCATTATGCAAACAGTACCAAACCGAACCAAAGACAAGCGACCAAACAAGCAAAAAAGAGCGCTGACAGTGCGCCCTCTTTTAACTGTTTAAGCCTATAAGCACGCTTTAAAGCGTCTAATTTGTACTGTGCCTGTAGTTTATCAGCGTTAAAGGTTATTTGTGAGAATCTGTCTATCATCTTAGAGCCTCAAAAACTTCCTCAAAGTAAGACCAGAGAATGTTTTCGTCATCTTTATATGACATCTCCATTCTATCCCCCCACCAATTACCGAAAACCGTGTTATATCTTGTGTTTACTTCTACATTCGGACCACCAAAAGCCATAAGCAATTTAGCGCCTAGATATTCGTGTCTTCCTTTTTCGCTGTTGTAATAGGTTTCATACTCTACGCTTAAACAGTCCTCAAGATATTTCTCCAGACCTTCAGCTGTTTTTAGTGCTTGCTCTACATCTTTTATTTCGTGTAAAACTTGCTCTTTAATATTTGCGCTCATTTGTGCGCCTCCTTCTATTGTTATTATTGTTAAGCCTCACGGCTCTATAAATATAGCTCTATTTATATTTAACTGTAAAGAGATTTAACAAGAACTGTTAAAACTGTTGTTTTTGTGTTGTAGCTATGCAAAAGCAGGCGCTACCCTTGAGTTTTGACAGCAACACCTGGACAGCTAGTCATCCAGGGATCAAAACTGTTTTTTTGATTATGCGCAAAACCGTAGTTTTAAAGCGTTCTTTTTTTGTTTTGATATCCGTATAAGTCCAACCTTATTTTTTTAGGTGTTTTTGGTGTTTTGCTTAACTACCCCTATGTCCGGATTAAAGCGAATATGCGCTGTATAGTAGTATTCCCTGCAAATGATAAGTTAATGACTAACTAAATAGTAATAATTTAATAAGGTTTATGTAATAATCAAGATTTAAGTTTATTCTCGTAAACGACTAATAAATATAAGTGTTATAATAATCACTTAAAGCATTACTTTAACATAAAAAAAACTAGAAGTTTAATCCAAACTTTTGGTATTATTTTGTTGGTATCTTACAATAATTCTTGTTTAAATTGTTTCTATGCCAAAATACGATTATAAATGTTTGGAATGCGATAAGGTATTCGAGGTCGAGCAGAAAATGACCGATGATCCTCTCGAGGAGTGTTTGTGCAAAGATGAGCAATTCTTAGTAAAAAGAGTAATTTCTAAGCCAACATTGGTCATAAATGGTGCAGGTTCAATGCCAGATCGCAAATTATATAAAGAATTAGACATCGATTAGTATGTTTGACCACTGTTCTTTAATCAACAAGAGATGTCCCTTTGCTGCTAAAGAAAGGGAGTCAACTTATTGTGGGTTACACACTGGATTAAAGATACAAAACAGTATAGAGTATATGAACTCGTGTCCAAAAGATAAGAAAAAAAAGAGGTAGCTATGCCGTATCATTATGGAACAAAAAAGAAAAAGAAGAAGAAGAAAAAGGGTAAGAAGAAATGAAAGTGAAAGCACCAAGAGGATACCACTTTATGAAAAAAAAGGGGAAGTTTAAATTGATGAAGAATCCAAAAGGTGGATATAAAAAACACAAAGGTTCTTCATTAACGATGAGTGTACCAGTAGTAAAAAAACATAGCTAATGAGTGACAAAAGTATATATAGCAAAGCCAACGGAGCAGGGAAAGGCGATGTGCCAAGACCTTTGAGTATATCTAAAAAAGAATACGAAAAGCGTTGGGAAAAGATTTTTGGAAAAAAGAAAAAGGACAAGAAATAATGTGGGATTTATTTAAAGATAAAAACGAATACAACGAAAAGAATATTATTGGCTTCTTGTCTTTTGCGTTGATGTGCGTATTCGGCATCGTGGATTTAGCAATGGGTATTATTGGAATAGAGCTAATGGTCAACGACTACATCTATAACTCGTTCGTCTGGGTTACACTCGGTTCATTTGGTATCGCAGGAGCAGAAAAAGTCTACAAGAAATGAGAAAGTCATTATTCAACGATCGCACCGTAAAGTCTAATGGTGCTAAAAAAACTCGACAAGGTAAAAGCACGAATACCAAGTACGGAACAAAAGGTTCTAAAAAGTATTATAAAAAGAAATACAGAGGACAAGGTAAGTGAGCAATCTCGAACTAAAGAAAGCCAATCAAATGGCTGCTATTGATTTACTTATTCATAATCCAGAGCTAAACAAAAAACAAATAGCCGAGCAATTAAAAGTAAGTCCACGCACCATTCATAGCTGGTTTGCTGATGATAGGTTTGTGGAAATGTACTATAAGAAGTATATGATTTCTTTCAACGCCAAGCTACCGATGGTATTAAATAGTATGATTCGTGAAGCTGTTGAAGGGAATGTCCAGGCAGGGCGTCTGGTATTAGAACATTCAGGGAAGCTGGTTAGAAATATCAATGTAACCGTAGATAGTCCATTTGAGAAGTTCTTAAAGGCAGAACAAATAGACGCTGATGAGATTATAGACGCCGAAAGCGAAGAGGTTACAGAAATACTGGATACGCTTCCAGAGAGAAACCCTGTAAACGACAAACCAAAGAAACGAGATATAAAAGAAAAGAAAGCAGTTAAAAGAATAAAAGAGGGCAAGCCACCGTCCAGACAAAAGACTAGAGAAGATAGAGCGAGTAGATATGCTTTATTACAACGAGCGAAAAAAGTTGGTTTAGATCCACTGCCGTCACGCCGTCCTACCAATAATGAAAGAAGAAAATGGCTCGAGAAATTAGCAGAGCTAGAAAAACAAAGTGACTAAAGAACACGAATTTAAACAGAAGTGGTTTGACTATATGAAGTATGAACCACACGAAGGACAAAGAAAATTACACTTTCCTGATAAACCTGACGCATCATACTTTGTAAACATATGTGGAAGAAGATATGGTAAAACTACTGCAGCATTCCGAGAAGCAGAATTTTATGCAGCACAGCCAAATAAAAAGATATGGCTTGTTGGATTATCTTACAAGAAGTCAAGATTGATGTTTCGTGAGATATGGAAAGATATGGTTGCAGGTAAAGCAAATGACATTGATAGAGCGTCTGAAAAAGAACAGTATATAAAATTTAAATGGGGAACAACGGTAGAGGGTATGTCTTGTGAAAATCCAGACTCATTAGTCGGAGAAGGCGTTGATCTACTTATTATAGACGAGGCAGCCAAGATGCCAAGAAGAATATGGGATATGTATCTATCTCCCACTCTAGTAGATAGAAAAGGAAAAGCTATATTTATTACAACACCAGAAGGTTTTAATTGGGTGTACGATTTATACTTGCTAGGACAAAGTGATCCAAAGTGGTATTCACATCAATCTCCAAGCTGGGAAAATCAATACGCATTTCCAGAAGGTAAAAAAGACTCTTTCATACAAGAGCGAAAAAGAAATATGTCCAAAGAATTATTTGATCAAGAGTTTGCTGCAAAGTTTACTTCTATGGAGGGTAGAGTATATCCATTTGATAGAGAAAAAGATATGGGAGATGTACCTTATAAAGAAAATTTACCTACATACTGTTCAATGGACTTTGGATTTAGAATGCCATCGGTATTATGGTTTCAAACTTATAAAGAAAACGGTAATTGGCACATTAACATTATTGATGAAATTATACACGAAAGAAATATACCTACTGATAAACTTGCTGAAAAAATTAAAGCAAAGCCTTATCCTGTAATTACTTATTATGGTGATCCAGCAGGTAGCTTTGTACAAGGACAGTCAGGTATGGGAGATATACATATTTTTCGCAGACACGGTATTTATGTAGAATATCGTATGGATAGATTATCTCGTGATATACAAGCAGGTGTAAGTTATTGTAGAGGATTTTTTGAAAACGCAGAGGGGTTAAGAAGAATAAGAGTAGATAAAAAATGTGTAGGTATTGCAGAAGATTTTGAAGGGTATAGATTTCCTGAAGCTAAAGAAGGTAAGGGAATATCTAACAATCCTATTAAAGATGGTTACTTTGAACACGGTTGCGATGCGTTCAGATATTTTATATTGAATAGATTTCCAATTAGAAGTAACTTCATTGGAAGAATATCACGATAAAAAGGAATACTTTGATGGTTTTAACAGCTAGAGAAATTATACAAGACTCATTAACTAATTTTAAAGAAGAACAAGCGAAAGCTCGTAGAGAAGAAGTAAGAAAGTCCTTAGACTATTATTCTGGCTCTTTAACCGACCAATATATTGAAGGATATTTTAAATCTGACGCATTCCAAGAAATTCCTCACTACAATACCAACATCGTGAAAAAGTTTATCAATCGTATGTCCAGTATTTATACGATCGGTGCAAAAAGAAATGTAAACGAAAACTATATAGATTTAACTGTTGTAAAAAATGCTCGTATGAAACAAATGGAACGAATGACTCGTTTACTTGGTTCTACTGCAACTTATGTAATGTATGATGAAGTAGAGCAACGCTTTGATTATCGTCCTATTTATTATTTTGAGCCATACTTTGGTGACAACCCTTATAGACCTGAAGCGATTGTATATCCAATGATGCACGGTCACGCAGACTTATCTGATACAAATGAGTTAATGTATGCGTATTGGGACAGCGAATTACATTTAAAATTCAATGAAAATGGTGATATTCTTGAAGAGGTACAACACAACTTAGGTGTATTGCCTTTTGTATTTACACATAGAGAAGAACAATTAGATTCTTTCTTTGTAGAAGGTGCGTCAGACTTGGTATCTGCTAATGAGCATATCAATATTACAATGACAGAAATGCAATTAGGATTACGATTCCAAATGTTTGGACAGCCAGTAGTAACTGGAATTATTTCTGACAACTCTAATGTAAGAGCAGGTTCAGATGAGATTTTAACGCTTCCAGAAGGAAGTAATTATAATATTGTATCTCCACAGGGAAATGTTAGAGATGTGATTGAAAATATTAAGTGGCAAATAGAATTAGTAGCATTAAACAATCACTTATTTATTACTTTCGCACAATCAGGTGGGGAAGTACCAAGTGGTATTTCTTTAATGATTAAAGACTTAGAACGCCACGAAGATTTTATGGACGATAAAGAATTGTATCGTCAGTACGAAAAAGAGTTCTACAAAGTAGAGTATGCTCTATCAGAAATAAACAGCTTAGGTCTACCACAGCCATCAGAGTTTAAAGTAGATTTTGCTGAAGTTGAATATCCTATGACTACCCAAGATAAGATTATGTTAAATGAATATAAGCTGAAACATAATCTATCGACCGAAGCTCAATTACTAGCAGAAGAAAACAAAGATTTAAGCATTGAAGATGCTAAAAAAATCATCGAAGATAATAGACAAATTAATCAACCGTTAGTAGAAGAGAATGAAAGTCAAAACCAAAGTTGATTTTAATTTTCACAAATTAACTGAACAAGAGCTAAAGAATATGATTAGCTTTTTAATGAATGAGTGCGCAGACGCTGCTAAAGCTAGAATATTAGAAGGGTTTGAAAGAGAGTTTGATATTAATGGTCTTGGTTTTGAAAAAAATGCTTATAAGTATTCTCTAACAAAAAGAAATCCAAGAATTATGACAGAGAGTGGTAAGTTAAAAAATAGTATAGATGTAGATTATGCCTCGTTGTCAAATAGAACATCAAAAGTAGGAAGCGATGTAGATTATGGAGAGGATCACTTTGAAGATAGGGTGTTAAAAGGAACATTTACGCCTGCAAGACTTTGGTTTTTTACTACAGATAATTTAGGAGGGGAAACTCCAGAATTTTTAAAACAATACGATGATGTCTTTAAAAATCTTATGAAAGCGTCTGGGAGTAGATATATTCCATTTTTTTTAAAGAAAATTACAACTTCTTTGCGTAGCTTATAGTATGAAAGAACTTATAAAAGACCTTTATCGTATGGTAGCAGAGCTAAGAAAGATCTCACAAGCTAACAATGATCTGCTCGGCTTTATCTGTCAGCAGATTGCACCTAATAAAAAAATTATCGAAAAAGATATTAGCACGGAAGAAATGCTATCTATATCTATGGAAATGTCTGAATTGTTTGACAAATATGATGTTATGCCTGATGAATACGGTTTATCATAATTATAATTGTCATTAAATAAAATCATCTTTAACTTTACACATAATATAATCCACTTAAGGAGTAAAAATGTCTGAATTAGAACAGAATACAGCCGTCGAGGAAGCTGTAAAAGAACCTCAAGTCAGTCAAGACGAAAAAAAGACAGAACAAGCTGTTCCATATTATCGTTTTCAGGAGCTGGTAAAAGAACGAAAT